GACCGTCAGGGAAATTGCGGCAGCAGGCGGTCAGGCAACAGCTATAGCCGACAATCAGATCGTCGCGCTAGTCCGCACCAGCATCAATCAGGTAGCAAATACCGCTAGCCAGCAGGTGTATGAGGCGAACCAAGACATCACGAAAAAGTACCGCTACGTTGCCACGCTTGACACCAGGACAAGTGCCATCTGCCGAGCGTTAGACGGCAAGGTGTTTGAGTATGGCAAAGGACCAACGCCGCCGCAGCACTTCAACTGCCGTAGCACCACCGTGCCGGTCATTGACTATAAGGAGCTTGGCTTTGACCCACCACCGCCAGGACGCCGTGCTGCACAAGGTGGTCAGGTTCCAGCTAACACCAGCTACGGCAAATGGCTGTACGACAAGATGCCAGGCGAATCCAAAGCAGATGTGCTAGCCCGTCAGCAGCAGGCGCTGGGCAGCAAGGCTCCCTACTTTCGCAGGCTGGCGGACAAGTATGGCGCTGATGCCGCCATCGCAAAGCTGGTTAGCAAGGATGGCACAGAGCTAACCTTGGACCAGCTCCGGGCTCGTTATGAACCAACCCGTTCTTAAATACACCTACGCCGATGGGCGCAAGGCATCGGAGTTTGAACTGCGCAATGGTGCTGAGGTCCGGTACGTCCAGCAACCTGATGGCACAGGCGGTTGGTACGATAGAACCGGCGTGATGGTTGCTAGCAATGCCCCTGAAGCGAGGCAAGAGTCAGGCAGTGATCTCCCAAAACATCAGCCGGGAGATCAAGGCAGGCAAGCCGCAAAAGCAAGCGGTGGCAATCGCTCTAGCAAAAGCAGGAAAAAGCCGGAAGCGCAAGCCGAAAGCCAAGTAGCATGAAAGGGTCATTGCTTTAAGTCAATGCCTGGGCATTACGGCGACATGAAAGCTAAGGGTGGCGGCAAAGCCAAACCCATGATGGCTAAGGGCACAAAGAAAAAGGGAGGCAAGAAAAAGTGAAGCGCGGTGACAGGGTGAGTTGGATGTACCAAGGCACCCGCACCTTTGGCGTAATTACCAGCATTGGCGGCGAACGCGCCACTATTGCTACACGCACTGGTGGCAGTGTCACTCGTGTTGGCAGTCAGGACGATCCAATCGTTCGGATCAAATCTGAATCAACTGGCAACGCAGTCATCAAAAAACGTTCGGAGCTGAAGGCAGCACCCCGTCGATGATCACCTATCGCGGCGAGCAGTTTGACGGCTATAACAAGCCGAAGCGCACGCCAAGCCACCCAACCAAGTCCCATGTCGTACTTGCAAAAGACGGCGAGACGGTCAAGTTGATACGGTTTGGGCAGCAGGGCGTTAGTGGCAGCCCGCCGCGACAAGGTGAATCAAAAGCAGCAACAGCAAGGCGTGCCAGCTTTAAGGCACGTCATGCTGCCAACATTGCTAAAGGCAAGATGTCTCCTGCGTATTGGGCTGACAAGACAAAGTGGTAGCCTCCTCGCAGTGGATCCAATCTTTAAGTTCTGCAACGTAACGGCGTAAGTCCTGGGCTTTGGCAGCGTGCCACCCGCAACCCGTCCGTCGCAACAGGTCCTCATGCCGATCGATAGCATCAAGCATCTGTTTGATCAACGGGTTCCAGGGTTCCCGTATTGGCGTATTGAATTCTCGTTTTGACACTTTTGTGTCAGAAGCTGTACGATCGCAGCGTAACTAAGCCTGTGGCTAGTCCATGTCTGATGAAGCACAAGCTCCTGTGGAGCAAAATGCCGAAGTAGCCAACATGCAAGCTGAACTTGATGCCATGCGGCGCAAGAACTCAGAGCTGTTGGACGAGTACAAAAAAGCCATCGCCCAAGCAAAGGCTGTGCCTGATGGAGTCAATGTTGACGAGCTGCTGGAATTCAAACGCAACTACGAGCAACAGCAACTTGAATCACAAGGCAAGTATTCAGAAGCAAGACAAGCTCTGGAGCAGCAGTTCCGTGAGGCGACGGCAGAAAAGGACCAGCGCATCAGCCAGCTTGAAGCCCGCGTGCGAGAACTGGAGCTGGTGACGCCTGCTGTCACGGCACTAGCTGAAATTGTCCATGACCCAGACATGGTGCTCAAGACTAAGCTGAAGCCTGAAGCTATCGAACGCGAGGCTGACGGCAGTGTGGTTGTGGTTGATGGGTACAAACGTGTGCCTGTTGCCGAGTGGGCAAAGACTTTGCCAGCATGGATGCAGAAGCAACCCAAGCCGCAGGGCAGTGGTGCGCCATCGGGCGGCAATGTTGGCGGTGCCGTCCCTGCTGGGATGGTCAATCCGTTTAACCGCGACAGCTTCAATCTGACTGAACAGGCACGACTGTATCGAACAGATCGTGATCTGTATGATCGGATGAAGGCTCAAGCTAACCGCTAAGCTGTTACAAACCGGCTGTGCTGGTGATGTAGGGCTGTGCCCATCCTTCCAACTCAACCCTGGTGATTCTTCATGGCGACTCTTCGCTCTGACATCATCATCCCCGAGATTTTTACGCCTTACGTCATTGAGCAGACCACCCAGCGCGATGCCTTCCTGGCATCCGGTGTGGTGCAGCCGATGGCTGAGCTGAACGCAACCGAGGGTGGTGACTTCATTAACGTGCCTTTCTTTAAGGCAAACCTGACTGGTGACTTTGAAGTGCTGTCTGACAGCACCTCGCTGACCCCTGGCAAAATCACTGCTGACAAGCAAGTTGGCGTGATCCTGCACCGTGGGCGTGCCTTCGAAAGCCGTGACCTCGCTGCACTTGCCGCAGGTTCCGACCCCATGGCTGCTATCGGCGCCAAGATTGCTGACTACATTGCTAACCAGCGCCAGAAGGACCTCCTGTCCTGCTTGGCTGGTGTGTTTGGCAGCCTGGGCAGCAACGACAGCGCATCCTTCGTCGATCTGACGATTGATGGTCTGACCGCTGACACCCCAACCGTGCTGTCCCCTCGGCACGTTGCTGAAGCCCGCAGCCTGCTGGGCGATCAAGGTGACAAGCTGACCGCCATTTGTATGCACAGCAAGGTCTATTACGACCTCGTTGAGCGCAAGGCGATCGACTACGTGTCCACTCTTGAAGCTCGTGGCACTACCACCACTCAATCCGGTGGCTCCCTTGTTGGCGCTTACGGCGGTGACGCCAGCGTGCCAACGTACATGGGCTTGCGTGTCATCGTCTCTGACGATGTGCAGACCGCAGGCAGTGGCGGTTCCACTGAATATGCCACTTACTTCTTCACCAACGGCGCTGTCGCCAGCGGTGAGCAGCTGGCTCTTCAGACGGAAACTGACCGTGACATCCTTGCCAAGAGCGATGCCATGTCGATCGACCTCCACTACTGCTACCACCCTGTTGGTGCCAAGTGGGGCGTGAGCACTGTCAACCCGACCCGTGCTCAACTGGAGACCATCGGCAACTGGTCGAAGGTGTACGAAACCAAGAACATTGGTGTTGTACGTTCGAGCAACACCTCCAACTTTGATTGAGGTAACTAATTATGGCTTCCCTCTTTGAAGTAACTGCTGGCAGCGCCATTGGCTACGTCAGCGGCACTGGTGGTGCGGTTACCCAAGCCACTAGCAAGTCCACTGGTGTCACCCTCAACAAAGTTTGTGGGGCGATCACCATGCACAACGCGTCACTCGCTGATGCCACCAACGTTAGCTTCACCGTCACCAACAGCACTGTTGCTGCTAATGACGTTGTGATCGTTAACCACTCATCGGCGGGCACTGCCGGTGCCTATACCGTCGAAGCCAACGCTATTGCAGCGGGATCTTTTGCGGTCACCGTGCGTAACGTGTCCGGCGGTTCGCTTAGCCAAGCCATTGTGCTTAGCTTTGCTGTAATCAAGGCTGCAAACGCCTGATGGGGCTGTTCGCTTTCCGGCGACTGCGTGATCGTGAGGTTGCTTCTACGGAAGCAGCCTCTCTTTCTATTGCAGAGCCTGCGCCTACACTAGAACCAAAGGAGCCACCCAACGATGGCAGTAGTAATCGTCGCAACCGTCGGGTCGGCAAGCGCCAACTCTTATCTGACTCTGGCGGACGCCCAGACGATCATTGATGGTCTTGTAGAGGATGCTGATGTAACCGCATGGGCATCAGCTACCACTGATCAAAAAAATCGTGCCCTTTATACCGCAACACAACGGTTAGACCGTGAGCGATATTTAGGAGCCCGTGCTACTGATACGCAGGCGCTGCAATGGCCGCGTACTGGTGTGCGCAAGCCAGACACCTATATCAACACCTACACAGTCGGCTTCCCGTTTCGGATCTCTACGGATTATTTTACCGACACTGAAATCCCGGATCAGATCAAAAGGGCGCAGGTTGTATTGGCGGTCTACCTGAATAACAACCCAGATGGCATTGGCTTAAGCGGCTTGGAAGATTATAAGAACGTCAAAATTGGCAGCATTGACGTGACGCCGAATTTAGGCTATGGAGCGGTGGGCGCTGACAAAGTGCCGCCAATTATGGAGCGGTATTTGACGGGGCTTAGAATTAGTGGACCAGGCAACTTTTCGATTCGCCGGAGCTGATCATGGGTTACCCGTATCCCAGTGCTGAGTTTATTGATGACACGGCAGCACATGCCGGGCGCTTTGGCAAGATTGTGGCGCTTGAGGATTCGGTGATTGCTAGCCTGACCGCTATGGACTGGACCGGCAACACGTTGAGCGCGATTCCCTTTAAGGCAAGCACTGAAATTGAAGGCGTCTTTACCAGCATCACTCTGACCAGTGGCACTGTTGTTGCATACAGGCTTTGATCATGAGTGACACCAACCACCTGGCTATTGATTACTCAGTTGGCGCTACTTACGTCAGCGATACAGCTACACGCACTGGACGATGGGGCGCTATTCACTTTACAAGCAATACGCATGTTGATGAAATTATTGCTCAAAACTATGACGGTAATAGTATTTCTGGTCAAACATTTAGCTCTGCAACGACAATTTATGGCGTATTCACAAGCGTAAAACTACAAAACGGTCATTGCGTAGCATATAAACTCTGATGGCATTAGCTGTACCGCTACGCAAGGTTGCCAGCAAGTTGATGGCAAAGTTTGGTGGCGAGGTAACGATTCGTGTAGTGACTCCAGGGGCTTACAACACAACCACTGGCGCCATCACAGAAACCACTGCTGACACTGCAGTGCGTGGCGTGCTTGAGGATGTGAACGCTCGTGAGGTGAACGAGCTGATCCAAGCAAGCGACAAGAAACTGACGGTAGCTGCAGCAGACCTAGCAGCAGCACCTAGCACGGCTGACCGTGTAGTGATCAGCAGCGTGAGCCATCAGATTATTAGGGTCACTACGATTGAACAGGACAACACGGCTATTACGCACGAGCTAATCCTGAGGGCATAGTGGCACGACGCATCAACCTATCGCAGATTGGCAGTTACTCCCAAGAGAAGTATGAGCAGTTACTGCGGGTGGTTGTGTTTGAAACAGACAGCAGGCTAAAGCAAGAAAGCCCTGTTGATACTGGACGCTTTCGCGCTAGCTGGGCGATCAGTGAGCAGGGAACCCCTGGTTTTGACGCTGGACCGCAGGGTAACCCAAATGCGTTGAAACCTCCTTTGCGACTTGATTATTCGACAGAGCGAGCCGGAGGTGTATATCACATTCATAACAGTCTGCCTTATGCCGAAAAATTGGCATATGGGGCGCCGGGTTCAGGACGCAGAACCGAAACTCGCTATAACCCTAAGCGCGATGTAGAAACGTGGGCTACCCCTGGAGGTGGAAGCAGCATCCAAACCAATGGACCCGGTTGGACTGATCTGATAGCCCGTGAAATGACGGCATGGGCACAGCAACAAGCTAGGCGCATCGGGAGACAAGACTGATGGCATCCGTCAATCTCAATACCATCCGCTCCACCATTGAGGGCAGGCTTGCTACTGAGCTGGCATTGGCACCAGCAATTCCGGTTGTGTTTCACAATCAACCCTCAACCCCAACGCCCAACAGCTCCTTTGTCCAATGCCTTGTCAGTTTTGGCAACAATAACTTCCTGACGATGGGCGGCACTACTGGCAGCAGTAACAGCGTCATCGGTGTCATCGTGATGAATGTCTTTACGCCAAAGGGTGTTGGACCTGGCGCAAATCTGACAATAGGTAAGCGAATCCGTGACCTTTACAATAGGCAAGTAGTCAGTGGCGTTCATTTTGATCCGCCTACTGGACCCGAGGTGGTGGCATCGCCAGCTCCAGAGGGTTACTTCCAAACACAGGTCAGATTGACCTTTGAAACCTTCGAGGATCTCTAACCATGGCCTTTTACCGGGGACAGCAAGGCAGCGTCAAGTTTGACGATGCTGGCTCTTCTGCCGCAGCTATTACCAGCACCCGCTCTTGGTCTTTGACCGTTGAAAAGGAATCGCTGGACACCACCGCCTTGGGCGCTACCTATCGTGCCAACGTAGGCGGTTTGATTAGTGGGTCTGGCACCTGCGAAATTCTTTACACCGCTTCTAGCGCGGACGAAACCAACGTCTTCATTGAACACGTCAACACGGCGAACGATGAGGGCTTGGCTCTGTTTGAGCTATTCCTTGACACCACTGGCACCAAAAAAATCAGTTTTGATGGTGTCATCACCTCGGCTGAATACTCTGCAACCGTGGGCGAAATCGAAGTCATTACCCTGAACTTCGTGACCAACGGCGCCATCTCTCTGGACATCTGATCATGGCTTTTTATCGCGGTCAACAAGGCACTGTCTTCTTTGACAAAGCCGGTAGCGGCGGTCTGTCCGAGATCGCAGCAGTGCGGTCATGGTCTATGACCGTCGAAAAGGAATCACTGGATGTAACCGACCATGGCGACACTTATCGTGCCAACGTGGGTGGTCTAATCAGTGGCTCGGGCACCATTGAACTGATGTATGACGCGCCGGGTTCAGGCGACAAACTTGACTTGATCAAGGATGTTAACCAAGCCACGGACGAGGCCGATGCAGCCTTTGAGCTGTACTTGGACGAAACTGGCGGCAAGAAGATCACCGGCACGCTGGTGGTGACAGGCTCTGAATACAGTGCTACGGTTGGAGAGATCGAAATTGTGACGGTTAACTTCGTCACATCCGGTGCTCTTACCCTCAGTATCTGATGCCTGCTGCTACACCCCGCGCCGTTGACCTGCTCACTGGCGCTTTTGATCTGAACCAGCGCCGTAAATTTAGCGTCACCAATGATGCTGGAGAAACTGTGCTGGTTCTTTATTTCAAGCCCATCACACGAGCGGACCGCAAGCGTGCCAGCACGTTGGCTGGCTCTGAAGAGGCATTGGACATCAGCACGCAGATGCTATGTCAAATGGCAGAGCTTGAAGATGGCACTAAAGCCTTTGCCTCTGCTGATGCTGCCAAACTGCAGCGAGAGCTGCCGGAACGTGTGCTAAATGATTTAGAGCTGTTCCTGTTCGGGCTAGGTGGTGACGGCAATATAGATGAAGCAAAAAACGACTAGAGGAAGACTCTTGGTTGTTCTTTGAGTTCTTCCTGGCTACTAAGCTCGGGATGACAGTTAGTCGTTTGCGTAGCGAGTTGACGGACGCTGAGTTTGTTCATTTTGCAGCCTTCTACGAGATAAAAGGCAAGCGCGAAAAAGAAGCAATGGATAAGGCAAAGTCAAAACGGTAGACTGACTCTATAGGGAGGTATCGCCGTGGCTGTTTCGGTTGTAGACGTACAGGTAAGGACCGGCGGCGCGGTCAAAGAATTAAACCGTCTTGAGCAGGCGTCCAAAGGTGCAGCGGCTAGTATCGCAAGCCTTGTTTCTACTCTTGGTGCAGGTTTTGCTCTTCAACAAATAGTACGTACAACATCACAGTTTGAATCTGTTTTAAGTGAGATTGGCAAAACTGCAGGCGCTAGCGAAAAGGAAATCACGAAGCTAGCAGAAAGCCTTAAGCAGTTGTCTGCCCCAAGTAAAACAAACCTAGCGCCCACGGTGTTAGCCGAAGGTGTCAAAGACCTTGTGGCGCAGGGTTTGAAGCTAAATGACGCAGTGGCGTCAATGGAGACTCTTGGGAAGGTTGCCGTGGCAACTAACTCGGAATTGACTGATGTCACTAAGACTGGTTTTCAGCTACAAAGCGCACTTAAGATTAGACCAAATGAATTAAAACAAACATTTGACGCCTTGGCATTTGCTGGCAAGGCGGGTGCATTTGAACTGAAAGACATGGCTCAGTTCATGCCTACCATTGCATCTGCTGCAACATCACTAGGCATCCGAGGCAAAGAAGGCGCGGTTGCCTTGGCGGCAATGATGCAGATGGTTCGCAAAGATGCCCCCGGCGCTGCTGAGGCATCTACACGACTGACGGATGCGTTATTGAAAATGACGGCACCGGAGACCGTCAAAAACTTTAAAAAATTTGGTGTAGACATTGAAAAAGTTCTGAAGGATGCAGTGGCAAAGGGTGTCAACCCTATGGATGCTGCAATCAAAGAATTGATTCGTGTCACGGGCAAAGATACATTTAAGTTATCGCAGATATTTGGCGACAAAGAAGCCAAATTGGCATTGATGGCGCTGATGAAATATAAAAAGGAATACGAAGAGCTTAAGGCTGCTGCAGGTGGTGCAGCAGCGGCAGGTACTGTACAAAAAGATTTTGAAGCATCCCTAAAAACATTTAATGGACAACTGCAAACTTTGCAGTCTTCTGGTGAGCTATTAGCGTTGTCGCTGGGCAGAACGTTGCTACCAGTGTTGTCTCGATTCATTGAGGAGCTTGTGCCGCTTGCTAACGGCATTGCTGAATTTGTGCAAGGTATTGGGCAACTACCTAAACCTGTGCTCGATGCAGTTGTTGAAGTAACCAAGCTAGTTATTCAAATTACGTTACTGAAAAAGTTTATTGGGTTGATAGTTGGCGCAGCCGCTTTGTTTAAGGGTGCAATGGCTTTGCTGACTGCCCAGACAGCAATGGCTGGTGCAGCAGCACTTACGGGAAACGCAAAATTGGTTTTACTTCAAGGAGGTATTACAGGAACTGGACGTGTTGCGGCAATAGCAGCGCCGTTAGTCAATACTTTAGCTGCAAGCCTAAGAGCTTTGTCGGTCATTGGAATTGTCACCACTGGTATCAACTATGTAAGCAACGTTGTTGGGGAAGCAAAAAGTATTGAAGAATTGCAGAAACGCAGAGCAGCAGGAGGTGCTGCCGCAGCATTCAAAGGCGCTACTCGTGAGACAGTTGTCAGCGCACAAGCGGGGCAGCGAAAAGCTTTGTTGGCACTGCAAAAAAAAGAAGAGGAGCGACAAAAAAAATTGGCGAAATCAAGTCCATTATTTCAAATACCCGTAGTTGGACCCTTGGCTCTGACTGCGATGTCGCCGTTTATGGCAGCAGAGCAAACAAGAATATCTGAAGAGCAACAATTTGCAAGAGGAGTATTAGGGCTTAATCCTAGTAATTTCAAACCTGAGGCAACAACTCAATCGAATCTTGATGACTCTTCAGGAGTTGGCATAGATCCACTGACCAAGCAAAAGAATAAAAAGCCACGCGAGAGTCAAGTGCCTGAGCTGACACGTGAGCTTCGTTTATTGCAGCAGCAAACTCAATTACAAGGTTTGCTAGCTCAGGCAGCGATTACTAAAAATGAGGAAGATCGTATCAGGCTTGAAGGAATAGGTCGTGAGACAGAACTTCTTCATCAGGCATATGCCATTGAGCAAAGTTCTGTACCGTTAGCTGAAAAGCAAATTGGTATTGCAAAAATTGTCGAACAATTAAAACAAAGTCAAATTCAAACGGCTCAAGAACTTGCGATGGCAGACAAGCAAAAAGCTATAGATGCCGCTAAAGCAGTAGAACCAATCACAGCAGAAATAGCGTATAAACAAAATATTCTTGCGCTAGGTGAAGAGGAAGCAGATCAACGCAGACGAATTGCTGAACTTGTTGCACAAGGCGCGGATCCTAAACTTGCTGCTCAAAAGGTAAAAGACGAAACAGAAGTCAATAAAAAACTTTTAGAGCGTCAGTTTTTACTGCAACAAGAACAGCAACTGCTCAATGCCATTGGGAGCACATTTACTTCAACTATTACCGGGCTAATTCAAGGTACAAATGATTTCAACGACTCATTGCGTAATGTCCTGAACTCGCTTGCAAACTTGTTTTTGCAAGCTGGTTTGCAAGGTTTGGCTGGTAATGATGGAAGAGGCTTTTTCAGTTTCCTTACAGGCTCATTGGGTAGGCGCGCCATGGGTGGGAGCGTTACCGCTGGTCAGGGTTACCTCGTCGGTGAGCGTGGTCCTGAACTGTTCATGCCTGGGCGTAGCGGTGGTATCGCACCTGCTGCCAGCTTTGGTGGCATGGGTAACGTGGTGGTGAACGTAGACGCTGGCGGTAGTAGCGTGCAGGGCGATCCTGGACAGGCAAGCCAGCTCGGCAAGGTGATTGGTCTTGCGGTACAGCAAGAATTGATTAAACAGAAGCGCCCAGGAGGCTTGCTCTCTTAATGGCTACCTTTCCTGCTATCAACCCAACCTACGGCGCTTCTAAAGCCAACCAACCGATTGTCCGCACGGTTCAGTTCGGTGATGGCTATGAGCAGCGTCTAACTTACGGGCTAAACCAAAACCCGAAGGTATGGACACTGACATGGCAGAACATCACTGAAGCCAACAGTGACACCATTGAAACGTTCCTAGATGCGCGTGCAGATGACAATGCCGCGTTTGACTGGGCGCCTCCTGATGAGGCAGTGACTTATAAATGGGTCTGCCCGCAGTGGGACAAAACGATTACATATAACGGTCGGGCAACAATTACGGCGACGTTCCGCGAAGTATTTGAACCCTGATGGCATACGCATCTTGGGCTGCTACTAATAGCTACAGCGTTGGCAACATCGTTCGCGCCAGCAGCCTGCCCGGCACCGGCTTGGTGTTCAAGTGCATTGTGGCTGGTACGTCCGCCGCAACGGAGCCGACATGGCCAACGGTTATTTACACAACGCAAACGCTTGACGGCACCCAGTCCAACAAGGTCGGCTTTGTTGTAGACGGCACGGTGACGTGGGCGGCAATCATGGCCGTCTCGCAGGATCTCCAAGGTGCTGCACTGTCGTCAATTATTGAGCTGTTTGAACTGCAGCTTGACGCCACTCTGCACGGTGCCACTGATGTGTATCGCTTCCACGCTGGTGCCAATGCACTGAACACGCCAGGCGATGTGATCTGGAACGGCAACGCTTACCTTCGCTACCCCGTGCAGGTTGAAGGTTTTGAGTGGAACGGTCAGGGTCAACTACCGCGCCCGAAGCTGTCGATCAGCAACCTTGCCAACACCATCAGCGCCCTGCTGTTGATCGTCAACGAAGAGACGCCTAACAACGATCTGATCGGCGCCAAGTTGACGCGCATCCGCACGCTGGCACGTTATCTCGACAACGTGAACTTTGAAGGTGGTGTGAACCCCAGCGGTGCTGTTGACCCCACCGCTGAATTTCCGCGAGACATTTACTACATCGCCCGCAAGTCAGCCGAAAACCGCAACGTCGTTGAATTTGAGTGTGCCGCTGCATTTGACCTGCAGCACGTCAAGGCACCCCGCCGCCTGTGCATCAACAATGTGTGCCAGTGGACCTACCGTAGTGCCGTTGGCTGTGGCTATGACCCAACGCAGATTGGACCGTTCTGGACCGCTGCCGATGAACCCGCCACCGAGCTGGCAACTGATGTATGCGGCAAACGACTTAGCAGTTGCATCCTGCGGTTTGGCAGCGTCGAAGTGCACGGTGATGTCACCAGCGGCAGCAACCTCCTGACAAATCTGACAACGGAAGAGCTAAGCAGGATCCGCATTGGCGATCCGATCAAGGGACTAGGTATTCCTACTGGTACAACGGTCACGGCGAAGGCGGATACCCAGCTCACCCTCTCCGCCAACGCAACGGCAACAACCCTGATCACACGCAACGGCACATTGACTGTCAAGGGCACCCAGATGACGGTCGCCAGCGTGACTGGGCTAGCTGCTGGCATGACCATCACCGGCACTGGAGTACCCACCGGCACAACCATCAAAAGCATTGCCGGCACTACGCTGACGCTAAGCATCGCCAGCAACAGCAACTACCTAACATCGCCAGTCACAAAGACCGTGCAATACAAAGTTGTCGGCGGAAAGCCTCGCCTTTATATGTCCGACACCAGCAGCATTGCAGCAGGCAATCCAGTAACAGGAACGGGCATCCCGACTGGCACAGAAGTTGTCGGCATTAGCACCAACAAATTTGTTGAACTGACAAACGAAACAAGCGCCGTGTTGAACACTAATTTCACAGCAACGTTTTATACGCCAGCAACTTTTACGTCGCAGAGTTATCAGTTCCGCGTTGATGATCGCTATGTGATTCGACCTGACGGCATCCTGCCCTTTGGTTCGTTCCCCGGCGTTGGCACCATCAAGACATGAACAAAACATCCCGCGCCGCTGCACTGGAGCACGCCAAGGCTTGCCTACCGAAAGAAGCCTGCGGTCTGCTGGTGGTCATCAAAGGACGCGAACGCTACTGGCCGTGTAAAAACCTCGCCAATGCCGAGGACTTTTTCGTACTGGACCCTGAGGACTGGGCAGCCGCTGAGGACAAGGGTGAGATCACGGCAGTGGTTCACAGCCATGTGCTGATGCCGCCGACACCTAGCCAAGCTGATTTGGTGGCGTGCGAAAAATCCGGTCTGCCCTGGTACATCGTCAATCCACAACTGGAAAGCTGGGGTGAGTGCAAGCCATCGGGCTACAAGGCACCACTGATCGGACGGCAATGGGTGTGGTCAATTACGGATTGCTGGACCCTGGTGCGCGACTGGTACAAGGAGGAATGGGATTTGGAGCTAAAGGACTGGGAACGTCCGTTAAACCCCATGGATTTCGTCAAAGCTCCAATGTTTGATGACTGCTGGGCAGAGGCTGGCTTCCGCGAATTGCGTGCTGATGAGGAGCTGCAGGTGGGGGATGCGGTGCTGATGTCGATTGCTGATCGCGGCCTCAACCACGTCGGCGTCTACATCGGCAATCAAATGATCCTGCACCATCTAAGGGGAAGGCTCTCAAGCCGTGACTTGTACGGGGAATGGCTTTTACAATGTTCAGGGAGGAGGCTGCGCCATGCTTCAAGAGATTAAGCTCTACGGCAAGCTCGCCAAGTTCGTCGGCCAACGCAGCTTCCAGGCAGCCGTCAGCAACGCCGCCGAGGCAGTCCGTTTTCTGTTGGCAAACTTTCCCGGCTTGGAACAGCACATGGCGGATCAGCACTACAAGGTGCTGGTGGGTGACTGGTCGCTAACGCTGGATGAAATCCACAACCCCGCCGGTCAGCAGGTGATCAAGATCGTGCCCGTGATTGGGGGCGCGGGAGGTGGAACCGGCACAGTGCTTGCCGGAATTGGCTTGGTAGCAGCGGCTATTTTGCTGGCACCGATTGGCGGTGGATTTTTGGGTTTGGGTGCCGGCGCGGTTACATCTACGACTGGTACTGCTTTGGTCACGGGCGCCGCTACCAGTTTTGGCACTACGGCGTTTTTGTCAGGTTTATCAACCGTACTGGGCAGTATTGGTGCTGCACTGGCACTTGGCGGCGTCGCGCAAATGATTGCCCCAACGCCTTCAACCGCATCTCTCAATTCTGTTGGCGGAACCAGCGGCAGCTCAGATCCCCGCGAAAGTTACAGCTTCAACGGCGTGCAAAATACGAGCCGCCAAGGTGTACCAGTTCCAATCATTTTTGGTGAGGTTATTTGCGGTTCAATTACCGTAAGTGCCGGCATTGATGTTGCACAGGTGAAGGTCTGATGGCATACATTGCAGGTGCTGGTGGTGGCGGCGGCGGCGGTGGTGGCGGCAAAGGTGGTGGCGGTGGAGGAGGCGGTGGCGCTTCTGTAAATACGCCAACAGAAGCCAAGGACAGCCTCGACTCAACAGCCTATGCAAACATTATCGACCTTTTGTGTGAAGGTGAGATAGAAGGTTTTGCAACACCATCAAAAGCTGGTTACGCACGCGATAGCGCCAACTGGAACACGGCGCTGCTTAAAGATGTCTTTGCTAACGACACCCCAATCCTGCGGGAGTCAGCCGATGTTACCGACATTAAGGACACGGACTATAACTTCACCGATTTCCAAATCAGCAACCGCTACGGCACAAATGACCAAGACCCTGTAACAGGTTTTGATCGCGTTGAAACCGAGGTGTCCATTGGCGTAGAAGTTCAAAAAGATACACCAATCACGCGCACAATTACCGACACGGATACCGATACAGTCCGCGTCACAATTTCGCTGCCTGCGCTTCAAAAATTTACGGATCAAGGCGACATCATTGGCACGTCTGTACAACTTCAAATTCAAATAGCCGAGAACGGCGGTGCGTTTGCCACGATCATTGACGACACCATCAAAGGGCGCACG